GATTTAGAGCCGCTTCCGGCTCTTTCAATATCGCTTTTAAGGTGAGAGAGGTTGCTTTTAAACTTATCGAGCGCCCGGTTAGCTTCATCCGTACCCTCTTTAGTGCCTTTACCTATGCCGGCGGTTTCTTTTCGTATACCGCTAACAGCTTGTTTAAATCCGTTAACAGTAGCGACGAACTTCGCCCTTACTTCGCTTACAGCTCCAGCCATTAGGCAACCTCCTTTATGTTATTTCGCTCTAAATTCGTCCAGCGCCTTGTGATCCCACTCCATTTTCTTAGTAGGATTTCCGAGGACTTTACCTCCTCCGCTACCGTCTTTAGGGCGTATTTCATCATAGAATTTTTTACGTGCTTTTGGATCGACGTTAGAGTTAGCTCCAAAGAATAAATATTGAAACCTTTCTAATTTCTCACGCTGCTTTTTCTTCTTTTCATATACAAGATACTCCAGCGCCTCGAGTACCGGCGTCTCTAATACCTCGGATCTCCCTCCTAATACTGGAGAGAGAGCGTATATGATTTGAATAAAGGCGGTTTCGATAATTTCGTCGAGATCCTTTTTTATCTGTTGCTTTTTGTTTAACCTTTGATCCCTCCCCAAAGGTTTTTCCCCATCGTAAAAGCCTCTTTACCCTTGTTAATCATAGCTTTAATATCGTTCTCTTTAATGCACTCCATTACAACATCTAGGAATACGTCGTAATCCTGCTCGTCTAGTAGATCCTCCTCAATTTTAGAGATAATCGCTACTAGCTCCGTTAACTCATCCGGCACTCGATTAAATAGCATTTTCATAGCGGCGAGCATATTCTCCATAAAAATCTTGTTTTTAAGATCGATATCTCCAGCCTCTCCGGTTTCTTGCTCCTCTTTCTCCATATCCATAAAGTAAGCGATAAGATCCGCTGTACCCTCGTCCTCCTCGAAAATGGAAATAATCTCTTGTACCTTTTTAAGTGCTCTTTTAAGCTGCTTCATTCTCATTTTCTTAATACGAAACTCATCCATTTTACCTTCTTCGATCTCGATTAAAACTTTACCCATTTTAGTAGCCTCCTATAATTCTTCTTTTTTCTACAAACTTTATTATAATATAAATCACCAAAAAAGGAGACTCGTAGAGAGCCTCCCTGTTTTTTATCGGATTAGTGGTTTATTTCCTGTTGCTGCTTTGTTTGTTCCCTTAAAAGGAGTAAATCCTCTATAAGTGTTGTCTATCGCTACTTGTATTCCGCTAACTGATGTAGTACCTCTAAAGCCTATCTTATTTTGCACATAAAAGCGGCATTGATTAGCGTTAGCCGGTACGGTTATAGTTAAATTTGTCGTATCGTCACTTATTGCTATATAGCGATTTGTCCCGGCTTGATTATAGAAAAATACCATTTGAGCGGCGTTAGGATCTATAGCAGCTCGAGAAACGTTAATCGTTTTTCCGTTTACTACTCCATCCGGGATAAAGTAGTTAGCTCCGGCATAATCTGCGGTAAAATCTAACGTTATCGTATCGCCGTTAATACTCATATTATTAGTACCTGGTCTTTTAACCCATTTAGCCGGATCCATTTCGACAAGGTTGTAAGAAGGTACTTTTTGAGCTGCTTTATTCGCTCGTTCATACCCTTTAAACGACTCCGGAGCGGTTGCTACCGTACCTTTTTCGATCTGTATTAGATCCGATAAAGTCATAGCTCCGTTATGCCATTTCATCCAAACGGCATTAGCTGGAGCTTTTTGTACTTTCCCTAAAGCATTAGAGATATGGTTATAGTTTTCGTCATACCAAAAATAACGAGGGTTAATCTCTGATGATCTATTCATATAGGACATAACGTAAAATTCGTTAGGATCTACTCGAGTGAAATTTACACTACGAATATTAACGCCCGGCTCCGGTTGTCCGGTTGAGGCATTGAGTACGCCGCTCTCGATAGCTCCATCAAATATATTTTTATTCTTATTTGTCTTTTTAGCTTTTTTGAGCAGCGGTTTAAAGTCCTCATGTGCTGTAGCTGCGGATCCTTCCTCGATCTGTATCCAATACTCGCCGCTTATAAGCTTTTTAGACGCCTCGGAGGGTTGAGTAGTATTTTCATTTCTCATATACATAGTTATGATCCCATCCGTACCACTTGAAACAGTACGAGGAGATCCAGCGTAGTAACCGTTACTACCGGTATTTACTCCTCCAGCGTAGAAGTTTGCTAAAGATCCCTCTAGCGGAGCATTTGTAGAGAAAGTGTAATTAGTGTTCGGTCTACCATAAAATTTATACATCCATAGCGTACCGCCGCCTATTACTTTTGTAGCGTCGAAATCTTTAACGTTAAAAAGGTTTTTAGTTGATTTCTTGATCGCTTTCTTTCCGATGATCGTTCCATATGCCTCTACCTCGAAAATTCTGTATTGTTGCTCGTCAATAGGGAAATACAAGCGGATCTTATCCGTAACCACTGGAGAGAATGTTAATTCTACTTTCTTTCCGTTATCCGGGTTATTTCTAAATGAGGCTACCGTTTTCCAATTGCCGTATTCGTCCATAACTTGCAAGTCTCCGTTTTTAATACAGTTAGCAATATTTACAGTATCCGTATTATTCCCGGTATATAAGATAAATTTATCGATTAGAGCCATAGCTCCTATATCGACTTGTACCCATTCTCCAGCTTTAGAAGTATTCGAGATCCATCGATATTGGTTAGGAGGGTTAGCGGCGTTCCCTAGACCGTCCACAATGAAATTAGGTTGATAAGTGCTATAGCTTGTAGACGCTGTAGCAAACTTTTTTAATAATACATTCTTGTAAGTTGCCATTGTTTAGCCTCCTTATTAAAAAAAGAGAAGGGATTAACCCTCCTCCTCCGTTTGCTCCTCTGTAGGAGTAGTTTCCTCTACTGGATCCGGCTCCGGTACAATTCCGTTAGCGTCGATCCCTTGAGTATTATATTCCGGATCATAAGACATTACTACGTTATAAGTATCTCCGTTAATGGCTTTATTCCAGTCTTGTTTATTGTAATTAGAAACTACGTATTGAGTATCCGGGCTAGTCGTGTTTTGATCTGCTACGAAATCCTCAATAATCTTTTCACATGCTGTCTTTACTTCTAATACTTCCTCATGAGTTAGAGTCATTACTCCAGCTACCCAAGGAGGGCTATTATAATCAGTAGCGTTAAAAGGCATATCGTTTTTTCTCCTTTTCTTAAATAGCTTTTTTATAGATCCAAGCGCTCATAGTGTGCGCCGCTGCTGTATCGCTGTTTACTACGACTACTTTAGCGAAACGTCCGGCTGTTCTAACTGTACCACCTCTAGAGCTTGACCATACCGCCGCTCCATTGGCTAAAGCTGTAGTAGCTCCATGTACGTTTACTTTATCATTAGACCATAATACGACGGCAAAGAATTGAGCGGAGTTACTATCGTTTTGTACAGTTACTCCGATCTCTGTAACTCCGTTTAGATCCTCCCAGTTTGTCGAGGTATTGCTCCCACTATTAGCAGGGACTAAAGCAGCGTTTTGTGTCTGTATTGTATCTTGTGCGCCGGACTGAATTTCTACCGGTTTTTGATAGTCGCTACTCATTTCTTTAGTAGGTAGCGGATTAGATTCCCCGGTAGCTACAAAGTTTCCGCTAGCGTCAATATGTTGCGGTACTGGGACTAGGATCCCATTTAATAAAGTGTATTGTAACTCTTTCTCTACTTTTGGCATAGCGTTTACACCGTCCTTATATTATGTCTTAAAAAAAGGGAGACTACTAGGAGCCTCCCTTATTGCATTGTTATTGTAACGAGATTAGGAGAGATAAACGCTATCTTAGGGAGTAGCGTTAGGATCTTTATCACCTACGTAGAAATAGTTACCCGGTAGGCTAGGATCCGCTCCGTCTCGAGGGTACATAGCTAAAGTAATTTCGTTTTGACCTTGCTCATTAGCATAAGTTTCATTAAAAGCGGAAACTCCAGCCATTTTATAAATGTTGATATCTCCGCTCTTATCTGTACCCATGCCTCGAGGATGGATTTTAACCTTTTTGCCTTTAGCTCGCATAGATGAGCCGGGCTTGCTATCCATTAGACCGACTACAGCGCCGCCTGTATCCGTAATAGACTCCGTATAACTCATAGCTAAAGCTAATACTTTTAGATCTCGGTTTCCGGCTACGATTGTTAGCTCGCCGTTAAATCCTACTAGGATCTCGTCGTATTTTTGAGTACCGAAATCTTGAATAACGATTTCTTCAAATTCCGGCTCTAGGTTAATTTCTCCGCCGTCTGATTGGAAATAATCTTTACCGTTAAAAATGATTGTGTCCTCCGGCGTAGCTCCTGTTACTGTGATATCTGCTAAACCAAAAGGAATATATTTACCGTCAACTTGTGGCATTATTTAGCCTCCCTTATTGTACTTTTAAAATTAATGGAATAATCCATGTGCTTTCCTTCTCGTCCTACTCTTATAGGAGGATCGCAATCTATAAAAAAGATATTGTAGGTTTTAGTCCCTAGCAACACTTTGTTATTATCGTAAAACTCTCTAACCGCTACCTCGTTACGTCTTTTATCGAGCAGCTCTTTTATTTGATAAGCGATAAACTCGACTTTACCGAAATCTGAGGATCTTAGATATACTTGATAGCTAGGGAACATAAAATCTCTCTCGTCGTTTACGTTACCCGGACTAGGAGTAGTCATTAAGACCGTTCCTGTATTATCGCTACCGGTATAATTTTCGATTGTCCACTCTAAAGAGGGGAAGTTAGCGGCTAGGAGATCTTTAATAAATTTCTGTATCATCCTTTAACCTCCGCCGGATCGAGCTATAGCTTTCTCTAAAGCTCGTTTATTAGCTTGCTCCCAATCTTCTGTTAAAAGATCTACGGCTCTCTCTTGATATTTACGTCCGGCTTCTTCTCCTCGGAAACCGCCTTTTGATCGAGTACGAGCGCCTCGTCCATTAACGTAATAGTCCGGGAATTTAGAGCCGTTATCGTATTTTGGATAAGTACCGGATCTATACGGCTCCTCATGACGCCGTAGAGCATACTCGGAATTAGATCCGCCCTCTACTCCGACTCCGTTACTCATTGGTTTAGCTGGGGAAACGATATAAGAGCTTTCTAGATCTGACTCGTCTCGAGGCATTAAAGACCTAACAGCCTCCTCGAGCAGCGCTCCGAACTCGGATAGCTCCTCGATTAATGCCTCCTCTAAAGCGTCGCCGGATAGCTCCTCGAGCATTTCCTCAAATTCTTCTAAACCGTCCCACTCAATCGAGAAAAAGTTACCTCTAGCCAATCGTAGCGAACCTCGAAAGGACTTCAATACCTAGCGGATCGGTATTTTCTTCTATGGAAATAATTTCTCCTCTATATGAATCGCCAAAAGGATCGATATACTCTAGCTCGTCTCCATAAGTGAAATGGACACTCGGAGGTATATCTACATCCATAAAGGTACTCTTTTCGTTTCCGTCTCGATCTTTAACAATGTTTACTCGTAGATCGATAGCTACGTCTATAACACTGGGAAATAACTCGAAACGTCCATAATCATCCTTTAGAAAGCGTTCCGGGTTATTAGGATCTCGTTTCTTTTGGTAAAGCGTCGCCTTTTTGGGAAAGATAAGCATTAGCTATAGAACCTCCCACCTCTAGCCGCCGGCTCTCCTAATATCTCGATAACCTCCGACGAAATACTAGAGCTTGTCCCGGTAGATCCGAACGAAATCGAGCCTCGCTTTGTAGAATAGGATGTTATCCCTTGTTTCTTTAGCTTCTCGTAGTACGGATCCGCCTCCGCTCTGTAGATCGCTTGCAAAACTACTATTCTAGGTGTTATGTGTCTAGGATGATAAGGAGATAGATCCTCTTGAGCTTTAAAAAACAATTGATCTAGAGGATCCCCGGTTATAGAGGAGAGCGGATTATTAGGTAACTTCAAAAGGTACTCTTTTTCTAACTCATAAGCCACTATAACCGCCTCCAGTTAAATTATTTTGTTTCTTTTTCATCTTCTTTAGTTGTTTCTGCTGCTTGAGCTGCTAGGGTTTTACCTTCTTCGCTCTTAGGCTCAACTACTAAATGCTTTACATTTTCAAATTCTGTAGATGAAAGCTCGATTGTTTCACCTGTTTTGTAAACTCGATCTTTAAATACATAACCTTTGTCTGCTACTACATATTTTTTAGGTGCTGCCATAATGGATTAATACCTCCGTTTGTTGTATTTTGTGTATTTATTTTAAAAAAAGCGGAGAAACTAAGCTCCGCTATTTATTAAGCGTCTAAATGTACGATAGCTGTATTTTTAGATAAAGCAGGGAATACAGTTTCTCCCACGTAAACGGCTTGCATTGGAGGGTTAGTCTCCTTAATTTCCGGAATAACATACATACCCGGTTTGTAATTCTTCTCGACTGTGATACCTTGAAAAGTATTTCCTACTTCTCCAGCTCCAAGGAATACAATACGACGCTCCGGTAATAAGCGGACTGTTTCGCCCTCAATGTCTACTACTTCGTCTTGAATAACGATTGTAGGTAGATTTAGAGAAGTGAATAGCGCTTGTAATTGAGCTTGAGTAACGATACGGCTATCCGTAGCGGATCCGTAAATATGGTTTTTGATTTGTTCGTTTTGAAGTAAATCATTTACCATAGTTTCGCTCATGTGCATTTCTACAGGGCGCTGTTGACGGTTAGTATCTTTAAACTGTTTAACCGCTGCTTGTAATTGTTGTAATGGAGTAGCATTAGCATAGTCCGAGAAAAGAGTAGTAGATGTAATTTTATTAGCTGTTGGGATATCAAAAGTTACATCGATTTCTACGTCTTTAGCTGCGTACTCTAGGCGTCCTTTGTAAAGAACTTGCGCTCGCATCCATTCCTCAGTATCTAAAATACCCTCGATTAGATCGTCGGTATTGTCGAAAATTTCGTCT